GCCCTTTGCTAATAAAACTCACGACCCTTTGCTAATAAAACTTACAACCCTTTGCTATTAAAGCCCACCTTGTTTAAAATTTTAGCTTGACTATAACATTTGGTAAATGTAAATTGTTTGATTATGAGAGTTAAAACTATTAAACCTAGTTGGTCTTCAACCCCCGAAAAAAAGGAAAGGTATGCAGACCTGAATTTAAGAATAATTAAGGAGCTAAGAAAATTGCCAAGCGATCTAACTGATATACCAAAAACAGTTGAAGTGTTCAACAGCAACCAGATTATATTTTTGGAAGAGTATAAAAAGAATGGTTTGAATGTTAAGCAGGCTTTATCCGTAGCAAATGTTGGTGATGCAACTTATCACAGCTGGATGCGGAAACCTGGTTTTGTAGAGGTGGTCGAAAAGATTCAAGAATGCTATATTCAAGCGGTATTGGCCGATGGTAAAACAGTGGCGGGCTGGGGCATTGAGATTTTGAAGGATTTACATAATGGTTATAAAAGGGGGGACACTAAAAGCGCTAATGCTTTGGCTCAAATGGCGGGGCATATGTTAAAGGCCACTGGTAATTTTGACTCAACAGATGGTGTTAAAACGCCACAGGTATTAATCCAGATCAATACTGGTAAGGAAGACAAAGCAGTCAAAACAGTCGAAGCAGTTCAAGCAGTATCACAAAGTAAAACCCAAAATAAAACTTTAGAGTCGTCGCCGTCTGGTGATGATATTCAACTTAATTTTAATTCAAATGAGCGAAAAAAAAGTTCACTTAATCTGTCAGAGTTGCTCTGAGCATAATGGCGCCACTTGGCGAAATGATAAAACCACAGCGGATGCTTTGTTGGGAAAATGCCAAGTGTGTGGCGAAATAAAAATTATAACTCATATACATTATTGGAAGGACATAGATCCAACCACAGATTTTAAAGTGCCGTCTAAAAAGAAGGAAGCACCTAAAAAAGAAGTGCCAGTTGAAGACACCGCTGACAAAGTCGAGGTTGAAGTTAAAGCTAAGCCTAAGTCATCAAAAGAAACAGCCGCCAAGAATGTTAGCGAAGCATTATAGCCGATGGTAGAGCAAGTTCAGCCCACATTTTCGTTAAGGTATGATGCGAGTCCGATTTGTGCGGATTTCCATAATAGTAATGCTTTTGTGAGAGGCATTAAAGGTCCAATAGGCTCTGGCAAATCGGTTGCTTGTTGTATGGAAATTTTTAAAAGGGCGAGAGAGCAAGCGAGTTCTAACGACGGAGTAAGGCGTAGCAGGTGGGCTATTGTCAGAAATACGGGACCAGAGTTGGAGACCACCACCATTAAGACTTGGTTGGACTGGTTTCCCGAGAGAATTTTTGGCAAAATGAATAGGAAGCCACCCATCACTCATAAGGTTAAGATACAAGATGTGGAGTTGGAGATTATTTTTTTGGCGCTGGATAGACCAGATGATGTCAAAAAATTGCTGTCGCTCGAGCTGACTGGCATTTGGTTTAATGAAGCAAAGTTTATCCACAAGAATATTATCGATGCCGCAACTGGGAGGGTCGGTAGATTTCCAAGTAAAAAAGAGAAGCCAGAGAAGGTGCCAGCTAAAAACTGGCCGACTTGGTTTGGGGTTATTATGGACACGAACCCACCTGATGACGACCACTGGTGGTATCAGTTGGCGGAAGTGGAGACGCCAGAGAACTGGGCTTTTTTTAATCAACCAAGTGGTTTGTGCCCAGAAGCCGAGAATATTAAAAATTTGCCAACAGGGTATTATAAGAATTTGATTGCAGGCAAAGATCAGGCGTGGGTCGATGTGTTTGTTCACGGGCAGTATGGGACAATACAGGACGGAAAACCCGTATATGGAACCAGTTATAAAGATTCTGTGCATTGTGCTTTTAATTTGAAAGCGATTGCCAATCGCCCGTTGCATATTGGTTTGGACTTTGGTAATACACCTGCGGCGATTATAGAGCAGGACACTGCACTTGGTCAGTGGCGGGCTTTGGAAGAGATCACCTCTGAGGACTGTAGTCTGAAAGATTTTGCCAAAATATTAAAGACAAAATTGGCGGTGGATTACCCAGGATTCGAATATAGATTTTATGGCGACCCGTCAGGGGCTTTTAAAGATCAGCACCAAAAAACCGCTTTTGATATTTTTAAGGCGGAAGATATTAAGGTGATGCCAGCGCCGTCCAATAAATTGCCAATTAGAAAGGAAGCTGTTATCAGCAGATTGAATAAGTTGGTCAACGGTGAACCAGGTTTTGTTCTGGATGGTAAGAAGTGTCCGAATTTAAGAAAAGGTTTTAATGGTGGGTATAAACTTCGTCGCATTAATGTGTCAGGGGCTGATAAGTTTAATGAGGAGCCAGATAAGAATAAGTATTCGCATATTCACGATTGCCACCAATATGTTTGTTTGGCAACGGGTGAGTATCGGGAAATAACTTTGGGTAAGCGAAAGCTGGAAGCAAAGACTTACATATCACAAGATAAATGGGGGGTGTTTTAATGGATCAGTTTTATGTTGTTTTTGAGGACACCGCAATGTGGTACGGAAAATTTTTGAAAAAAGGTTTTGGGCATTGTTCGGTACTTAAAAAAGTTTCGGATGATAAATATATTTTTATTGATCCGTTCACCAGCTATGTTGGGGTTTATTTGGTGAAGCCAGAACTTTTACACCACAAATTGATGACCGCAAATGTTTTATATTTAGAAAAAGACTTGACTAATTTAAAAAGAAAGTCTAAGTTAGTAGTACCACTTACCTGTGTGAGTGTTGTGTGTGAGGTGTTAGGGGTTCAGAAACCTACATATACCCCCTTCCAACTCCACCAACACTTACTCTTAAACGGGGCTGTGTCAACACTTATTAATTAAAATTTTATGGGTAAAAAACCAAAAGCACCCGATATGTCGTGGCAAATCCAAGCGGCTCAAAAACAAGAAGCCACTTTAGTTAAGCAACAGACAGAGACGGACTTAAAAAACGAACAAACCGCCATAAGCAATACTGAAAAACTCCGAGGTATTCGCAGAAGGGCAAGAAGCAATTTTTTGTTTGAACCTGTAAAAGGTGCGGCACCCGCATCTCAATTAAGTGCTATAGAACAACAAAAAGCAGACGAGGCGAGAGCTAGAGGCGAATATATAAATCTAATTAGAAAATAATGGAATACACTGGCGAAAAAATTCAAAAAAGATTTATCCAAGCGAAAGACCGAAAAATGAATTTTCGCAACACCTATAAGGAAGCTTTTGAGTATTTTTCGCCAAACAGAAACACCTTTGATGAGCCGATGGAAGGTACCAGACGAAGCACCAGCGACAACAGAATTTTCGACTCAACTTGTCAAGACTCGCTTAGAAAAGCCGTCAGTAATTTACAGAGTTCAATATTTCCGCCACAGAAAAAATTTGCCAGTTTAAAACTTGGTTCGATGTTGGCTAAGGCGGGAAATAAAGAAGAGCTAAATAAAACACTGGATCTATTTACCGAAATTTTTTTTCAAGCAATATATACATCAAACTTTGACACTCAAATTTCAGAAGTGCTGGAAGACTTATTGATTGGTACAGGTTCTATGATGATGCAGAAAGGCACATTGCAAAATCCATTTGTTTTTGTGGCGGTTCCGCTAGCAGAAATCTATTTAGAAAGAGGTGTCGACGGAGGCATTAAATCGCATTTTCGCCAATGGCAATTAGAGGGCGAATTATTAGAAGAAACTTGGGAAGACATCAAATTAACCGATGAGCTTAAAACCAAGATTAAAGATAAACCACAAGACAAAATTGAAATTGTGGAAGCGACAATGAAAGCTAAAATAACCCGTGAGAAAATGGATCCTGAAAAAGGAGGCAGAATAAAAGAGGAAGTCGACGGCTTTAAATATTTTGTTTTGCACAAAAATACCATTTTGGTGGAAAGAGATATGGTCTCTAGCCCGTGGATCACAATGAGATATGGGGTCAGTGCGGGCGAAGTTTATGGAAGAGGCCCAGTACTTGATGCTTTACCCGACGGAAAAGTATTGAACAAAACCAAAGAATATATTTTAAAAAATGCTAACCTAGCTGTGGCTGGAGCTTATACTGTTGTTGATGACGGAGTAGTTGCTTTAGAAAATATCAGAGTTGAACCAGGTGCAAAAATTCCAGTTAGTGCGAATCCAGGGAACCCAAATGGACCAACAATTAGTTCTTTACCTGTAGGGGCGAATTTTAATGTCGGTCAGATAATTATGGAAGACCTAAGAAAATCTATCCGCTCAATTATGATGGTTGACCCACTTGGTGAAATAGATGCACCTGTAAAAAGTGCAACAGAAATTTCTTACCGAGCACAACAAACTGCAAAACTTTTAGGCAGTGCTTATGGTCGCATTCAAATCGAAGGAGTGAAAATGATTATCAATCGCGGGCTTCATATCTTAGAAGAGCTTGGGTTGATAGGTAATTTAAACGAATATCGAGTAGATGGAATCAATTTAGGAATCGAGCATTTGTCGCCTCTTGCCAAAGCTCAGAGCGAAGAGGACATCAATGCGATTATCCGTTATGCCGAAGTAGTCAGCCAATTTTTTGGTCCACAAAGTATGTCAGTTATGACGAACCCATCAATGTTTGCTGCAGTCTTAGCGGATAAAATGAAAGTACCTCTCGATGTGTTGCCAACAGCAGAGCAACTGCAAGCTATTCAGCAAGCAGCAATGCAAAGTCAAATGGCAGAACAAAATCAGGGAGTCCCTCAACAAACACCTATGGTATGAGCTGGAG